CCAGCGATTGAGCTTCCACCATTCTGATTTTTGTGTGGTATAGGTAGTAACCGTAACATAATGATCGTCAGCTTCAACCCAAACATTGTGATCGTGATTGGCATCTTGACATTCGCAAACAACTTGATAGGTAATAGCATCGCCCCAGTCGCTGCGTTTCAATACGCCTTCTGCTGGAGTTTGTGGTTTAAGTGTCGTTAAAGGTTCGGACATCATTTCTTCTTTCATATATGCTTTTTACCATACGTTGATAGTCTTCTTCCGGCAACACAGTTCTATACATGCTGAGAGCCTGTGTGACCATGATACCGGCTATCTCTATGTCTTTATATTCTTCCATCATCACGCTAGTAAACTGTAGATACTTGGTATATAGGTCTTCAATACTGTGTTGATTTTTATCAGATATACTCATATTATGTCCATAGACTATCTCGGGCTTTGATAAGGCGGATCATCATAGCTTCATCTTCGGCCGCATATTCTTCTTCAATCTTCTGTAGCAGTTCGTGTGATCGTGTGCTGAGTTCTTCAAGTTCGGGAGTCTTCTTGCTGCCAAAAAGTCTGCCATCGTTGAGGAGTCGTGCCTTTTCACAGTATTCAGTCCAGCCGCTGACATCATAAGGATCAGGACGATTACGATAAGTCACAGTCCACCATAGGTAAAGTTCTTTGATCTCTTTTGCACGAAGAGCCTGTCCTGTAGGTTTGCCGTAGTCTAGATGATCTGGTTCACACCAATCAGTGTTAGTAAGAGTCATAGCCCAATCTAAATGATCAATGCCTGCTTGAGGACAGCGCCAAGTGCGCCAACGGAACCAACCTGTAGCCCAGAAAGGTGCCTTATACTTTGCCTTATCTTCTTCGCTACCCCAAGCAATATGACTCCATGCTTGTTCTATTTCAACAAAGTCTACAAGTTCGTTGAAGAGGCAAGGAAGGAACCGGTTGCCCACGTCGCACCAGTTACCGGGCTTAATATCGCGAGGGTGAGCGGTAAGACTATGAGTGCGACTAACCCAACGGTTATTAATGTAATACTTAACATCGTAAATCTTTCTAACAGGCCAGGTGACAAAATCTTGGATATAGCTTAGGCCTTCTTCAGCTAGCCAATAACGGACAGGATGATAGCGTTTGGCTTCATCTTCCCATTCGGCCCAGCCGTCCGAGGTTAGCGCACCCTTTTTAGGTGTGCCTCGAACCCAATCTGCGAACGGGGAGCATGACCAGTAGTTTGTGTGTTGTGCCATAATAAAGTAATTATACAGTCTTTCTAGAAACTTGTCAATAAGAATCTTTTTTGACTCAAATTTTTCTTTGGTATCCGGCTAGATTGAGCATGATACTATACTGCTCGTAGGCTTTTTGGACAGCAGTATTGGATTGACGATACCAACTTTCCTCACGTTCCTTTTCCATAAGCATGGAAAACATGTCGGCATCGCTGTAGCCGTGGGTATGATTGCCAAAAAATCTTTGTTCCATTTCTACAAGAGCTCGAAATCTGCTTTCAGGTATTTGAACTGTGAATACTTTTTCTGTTTCAAATTTTACAAAATCTCTGTTTACAATATCTGCTCGCAGAGGATCTGTAAAATATTTGGGAGGGTGGTATCTGGCCCTACGTTTTTGATCATCTACAATTTGTATTTCGTAGTTTTTACAAAACTGATCAACTTTTTCTTTCATTGTACTAGGCTTTCTGCTAGAGGAAATATTTCTGCAATTACTTTTGCACAGGCTTTAGCAATTTCTTGATGCTCTTTCTGGGTGCCATTGGCCGAGCGTAGTTCAATAAAATGCACCCATGACCGCAATGTTCCATTCATATACAAGCGACTTTCTATAAGACCTTCTGGTAATACAGCCCGAGCCTGTTCCTTGGCTATGCCATTAGCGATAGCCCATTCATACTCTCGTTTGGCAGCATAGATGACTCGCTGTTGAGCACGGTACCATTCATTTTGTAACAATTGATCATCGACGTCGACGCTATTCTGTCTGTTCTTAGGGTCTTGAAGTCTAGCTTCCCTTGTAACAAAATTGAGATCTTTCGTTGGGTCAGCATAGCGTTGAGAGAACTCTTGGAAACTGAAACTTCTGTGTCGCAAGATTTGCCGGGCAATGTCTCTTGTTGTGGTAATTTCGATACAGGCGGAGACCATTTCGAGCGGTGACCAGTGTTGGTGTTTAACCAAGTATCGGATAAGTTTATCTGATGTCTCTGTATTAAGCTGGTTGCTGGGATTGCTGACACGGGCGCAATACGCAATGAGTTCCTGTGCATCTGCAATACCCATAAGTTTAAATTCGCCTGTGGGTTGGCTGTAGGATAAAAGTTTAACATTCATTTATAATTCCTTAGTAATTCTATAATTTCTTCTTCTGAATAAAGTTTAATCGTTTTGATAAAAGAATCAAACTCTTCAAAATCTATATTAGCATATTTTTCCGGAGGAGCAATCTGTGCTGCAGGCATTTTAACTAGAGTCAAACCAAATTCGCAGTTCATAGGATAAACTAAAAAATCTGTTTCTTTAATAAAATACATTAACAGTTTGTACGAATCCGAACAATATTTTGACTGTGACCAAAATTTTGTTGGAGGAATCATGTCATGTATTAATATCCAGTGGTTGCAATGATTTACAGAATTATTAAAGTCTTTTAATACAAAATCATAATCGTGATTTGCATCTATAAAAATTATATCAAACGACACTTCTTTGTCTAGAATTAAAAAAAAATCATCAGTCGTTGATTTTATAAGAGCGTTGTTGTTAGTGTCTACTGATAACTTTACATTGCATTTTATTTGATCAAAGTTTTTATTTTGATCAATGCCTAACTCTAGATACACAAGATCTTTAATATTTGAAATATTGTTTATTATAGAACAAGACATTTTGTTATTTCTGTTCTTGTTCTTTTTCAGGAAAACACAATGATTCCATGGTTTTGTAATGTTCGTAGGCTTTTTTAAGAGCTTCGAATCTTTCAAGTTTTGCCGGATCAGGCACTAGTATGGACAGTCTTTGTTCCATTTTCTTCATGAACTCTTTGAGGCTCTTACCATCTATTTTAATATCAGTGCCCGCAGCCATGTCAATACCATCGCCGGTAATACTCACAGTCTGTGGAACAGCAGCGTTGGTAAATGTATATCCACTAGTTCCTGTAGCCCACTGACTGTTATTGCTAATGTTATTAATAGTTGTAATACCGCCTACTGTTGCTCCGTAATTGTAAGAATACGCAGATGATGGCAGAGTAATTGTTGAAACTCCGGAGCCAAGTGTAATTGTATCTAATGTATCAGTCATGGTGCTTGCTTGAGCAGCACCATAACTGCTTAGATCAATTTCAATATCATCAAGTGTGATACTGTCCTTGTCGTTCATGATTAGGCCTTGGCTTCTTTGCGGGCGTTTTTTTCTTCTGTGATTTCATTGCGACGAGCTTTAACTGCTTTGCCTACTTCTTGTAATGCTTTGCGAGCACGGGTGCCTGCGGCATTGTTACCTGCTGCAAATTTTGCGTCTTCTGCCAAGAATGCTTCCATTGCTGCTTTTAATTGTTCTACTGTGTTTGACATAATGTTTTCCTTAAGTTATGTTCTACTACTTATAATAGTAATTGGTGTGGTCGGTAGGATTCGAACCTACAAAGCGATGTCTAAGACGTTGCCCTTGCCCAAATGCGTTTCACAACGGACCGGAGGTATACCAAGTTCCACTCACGACCACACATACAGTATATAACCGCAAACGCAAAAGGTCAAGACTTTTGTAGTTAAATACTGTCAGATTATGACACAAGACTTCACAAAGATACCATTCCATAACATAACAAGATTTGGTCAACGCACCATGTTGCATCGCCCGTTATTTTCTACCAGTTGGATTTTGGGCCGTTTCTGTAATTATAACTGTTCTTACTGTTGGCCCTATGCTAGATCGGACAAGGTAGATCACCAGCCTTTAGAAGTATATACTAATACTGTAGATGAAATCAAACGACAGGCTCGACTAAATGGCTTCAATGAATTCCATTGGAGTTTCAGTGGCGGTGAACCTACTGCTTACCGACAGCTACATGATTTGATTAAACACCTTGACGAAACAGAAAGCACATACCAAAGTATACACATGACAACCAATTTAAGTCCTGGAAGTAAATGGTGGAATACCTGGTGTGCCAACACAGCATTACTACAACGCAGAAGTATCACAGCATCATTTCATGATGAGTTTGCTCGAGAGCAGGAATTCGGTGACAAGTGTCTACAGTTATTGCATGAGCGTGTGCATGTCACAGTCAATCAAGTAATGGTCCCGGAAAAGTTTTATGAGCTTTATGAACGCATGTCTCGGCTACATGCTCGTGGAATCAATGTTACGCTCAAACCGCAAAGTGATCCTACAGCGAGTCGTGTAGTCGATGGCTACACAACAGAAATGATTGATCTATTACAGACTGGATTTCCTCAAACATCACAAGGCGAAGACGTTTATCAAATAGCATTGTATGATACAGACAACAAAGAATATTTGTTCGATCAAGCAGAAAGATTTAATGCTTTTGGTTTTAACAAATTCCAAGGTTGGAGTTGCAATAGTGGGTATCAAAGTGTTATAATAAGAGGTAATGAAGTGAAACGATCATATAGCTGTCACGACCGACTATTAGGAACACTAGAGAGCTTTGAGCTTTTTAAAAAACCAACAGTTTGTATAACACCTAGTTGTGTCAGCAGTGCTGATTCAAAGATACCAAAATGTATAAACTAGAAAACATAAAAGACATACATCTAGAATTAACAAGTAAGTGTCAAGCACGATGCCCAATGTGTCCTCGCCGAGTTAACGGAGGGATACTAAATCCTATTATGTCGTTAAATGAGATAACACTAGAACAATTTAAAGAATGGTTCTCAGATGAATTTATAAATCAACTGGATAGTCTGTTTATGTGCGGCAATTTAGGTGATCCTATTATTGCTGAAGATTGTTTAGAGATATTTCAATACTTAAAAGAAACTAATCCTAACATACGATTGAGCATGCATACAAATGGTAGTGCTAGAAATATACACTGGTGGAAAAAATTAGCAAAGTATAAAGTTAAAGTTACATTTGGAATAGACGGTTTAGAAGATACACACAAGTTATATCGAATAAGCACTAATTGGAACACCATTATAAAAAATGCCGAGTCATTTATAAAAGCTGGTGGCGAAGCAGAATGGCACATGTTAGTGTTTAAGCATAACGAACATCAAATTGAAGAATGCCGTGCGCTAAGTCACAAACTTGAATTTAAAAAATTCACAACCAAGCATACTAGTCGTTTTAAAGATAACAAATTTCATGTATTGGACGAAACCGGCAAGACTGTTAATATTCTTTATCCTACTAAACTTAGCACTTCACATACAGTAAATGTGTTGTCAGTATTACCAGCAGAGATACAATGCAAGGCAAAGAAATATAGTCAACTATACATAAGTGCAGACGGAGGAGTTAGTCCGTGTTGCTGGTTGGATTTTTCCTGGCAGTTGCCTAACCAGGACAATAGAATAAATTATATGGATAAAATTGGAGTTTATCCTAACCTAAATAAACAGTCGTTAATAGATATATTTAATTCTGGTTTCTTTAGTAAGATTGAAAGTACCTGGTCAGCCGTTCCTTTAATGGAATGCGGCAAACAATGTGGACATTTTGATAAGCTAGGAGAGCAATTTGTTAGTTGATACAGAACACTTACATCACTGGATGCAAGCCATAAGACAAAGCCCAGATCCTATGAGGACCATGGATGCATTCTGGTCTGGACAACTTAAAAGCAAAGAATGGTTGATCTCAAATTTAAGAAAACACATTAATAAATTTGTAGGTATTGATATACATGGTGGCTGGGTTGGTGTACTAGCCAGTATGTTGTTCCAAAGTGATATCCCTATTATTAATATTCGTAGTGTTGATATTGACCCTACCTGCGAATCTATTGCAGTTAACATGAACAAGATTGAAGAAATGGTTGGCAAGTTTCGTGCTGTCACAGCAGACATGTGTGCTCTTCGCAGTGATGCAGATGTCATTATCAACACCAGTTGTGAACACATAACACAAGACCAATATGACATATGGTTAAGCGGAATGCCACATAGCAGCCTACTAGCATTGCAAAGCAATAATTATAATATAGATGAACATGTTAGGATTGCTAACAGTTTAGAAGAGTTTAAAAAACAATGCCATCTGGACAATATTTTGTATGCCGGGGAACTTGATTTGCCGTTGTACAAACGATTTATGATTATAGGAAAACAATGATAGAATTAGGGTTAGTTAAATGGTATAATGACGCAAAGAGATACGGGTTTATTAAAGCAGACTCGGATGGAGAATCTATTTTGGCACAGAGTCATTCTATTGTGGAAGAACCAAAGACTTTGAGAGAATTTCAACGTGTAACTTTTGAAAGATATGTAACTGATAATGGCCTAGAAGCACGTACTATAAATATCGCCATGAACCCAGATTTATCGATTTACGAACACGAAGTTATATCATTGAAAAAACAACGACTTCATCTTTCTTCATTTGTAGGACATGTCTTATTAGTGGTTAATACTGCCAGCCGATGCGGACTTACACCTCAGTACGAAGGATTAGAAAAATTATTTCAAAAATATAAAGATAAAAAATTTACAATCCTGGCATTTCCGACAAACAATTTCGCAGGACAGGAGCCTAATACAAATGCCGAAATTTTAGATTTTTGTGAGACAAATTATAATGTAAGTTTTTATGTTATGGAAAAATCAAATATTGTAGAACAGGATAGTTCAAGCCCTGCAC